CATCAACTGTACTGGTCTTATCAATGTTTATCTTGTTATCACCTTTAATAACCAGATCATGATTGCCACCAATGAACCCAGTAGAATCACCGTCAATACAGAAATAATTAGCACCGGCAATGATAGTATAATGATCACGGACAATTTTGAGTACCTGAGTACCGTCCGGGTGAATTTCTTTAAACGTGCCAGAAGTGTGATATTCATGAAGTCTCTCCGAGCCTGGTGTGTCATCAACTTCATGAATGTGACCCGAAGTTGATTCCGATACGTGATTATTGGGATATTCTGCATTGTACGGAGTTTCTGGTTCATTCCATGAGCCAGATGTTGTTTCCACATCAGTTCTAATCCCGTCTTTCTTTTTTTGTACTACTGTTTGATCTATATGCTCATTTCTTGACAACCGATTAACATCAGACTCATCAACAAAAATCGGATAGACACCACTTGGATCATTGAATCCTAGATCAGTCATCGATGACTGTGTTGGTTTACCTGTAATAGACCCAAGTACAAAACCGTCTTGAAGTTCTCTGTTGAGAAAGTATCCAAATACAGTTGAACCTGTAACATACCCAGTAGGACTTTGACCTACACCTGAAGTACCTGCGGAATTTGAGACGACTGTAGAGAACCATCTAAGAGTCTCGGATGGAATAAAAGCTTTGTTTTCTGTGTGATAGCCGTAGCATCGCACTCTAACTCTGCCTAACTTCTCTGGATCATTAAGATCTTCGACGACCCCAAAAAATGGCAAAAAGACATCAAATTGAATCATAGGTCTTCATAAGCCTCTTTCTGTATCATGATTGTCTGTGTGTATTTTTCTTGTTGAGATATCTGGTGATGAATATTGCTAATTAGAAATTTACCAGATAGTCGATCACCTGTCTCTTCTTGATCTTTATTCCAGATTGGTAGATTAATATCAACACATTGTCCACATCTTAAAAATGAATCACCAAAAATAGTCAATTCTGCTCGAATCATATTCAATTCTATTTTTGAGTTGAGACCCTTAGAAATCTCTGAATGTAATAATTTAGAATTTTGACCATAAGCCAAAGAAGTTTTATTTTCTAGAGAAACATCAATGTCTTTTTTGAACGGATATTGACCAAGACTCTTTGTTTCATCATATTCTTTAGATCTATCATATTTGAATGACGACATTGTTTTTGTGAATAGATCAAATTTATGAAATGTTGCACCATGTTGACCTTCCATCAACCGATCAAGATAAGAATTCTCTTCAAGTAATTTTAGGTCTTGAATATTAGAAAATGCTTCTTGAGCTCTTTGGTCTACGTCATCATATAAGCCTTTATTCCTAGACTTATACTCACTCACAGATTCTTGTTGGTACAGTTTCGTAATTGGCTTGAAATTGTATTGCAAATTATCTTCAAAGAAAACATAGCCAATATCACCTGCTTTGCTGTATGAATGTTTTGATAGGATAGAAATAACTTCCAGTGGCTTCAATGCACCAAAGACATATGATTCAACAGATTTTGTTTCTTCGAGTTCAAGAAGTTTATCTTCTTCTTTTAGAGTAGTATCAAAAATCTTCTTTGTAATAGCAGATGGTGTTTCATTAAATGATTTCTGAACATGGAGCTTTTGTGATGTGATTGCTAGTTCAGAGATGAAATAGATCGAATAGCCTGATGCATGTTCAGTCAATCTGTGTTTTTCTGATATTTTATAGACAACACCTCGATATACAATAGGATTCGCTTCATTGCCCTGAGTATGGAACTCAAGTTCTATATATTCTTGTCCATATAGAGGCAAAAAATCTGGAAGATTATATGTATCAAGAATAGAAATTGCACCATTCATGGTCTGTTCAAAGATAGATTCAAACAGATCTATTTGAACAAATGCATAAGATAAGTCTAACTCTTTTTGATCATCACCCTGGTCTTTATAAAGCAGAGTCGCCCTATTTAGAGTAAACTGTCCGTTGCCTGTATACTTGCTCATTTGCTGATAAGCCTATTATGTTCTCTTACCAATTCAGTAACTGCTTCAGGTGTTGGTATCTTGATCTTTCTCTTTGCATCATTCTTCTCTATTTCATAGCCGAAGTGCGTAATCACTGCCTTGTCATAGATAGGCCAAGTATCATCGACAACAGCACCAGTCTCAATAGATTCAAAATGTCTTACTTCATAAGGATCAGTGTAGACTCGGTTGACCATCTCGTTTAGTGAAACTTGATCCATTGGCCAGTCATTATCAATATCATAGATATCATTAAAGATCATAATAATCCAATACAGATCAGCATCATCATACATTCTGTCTGCTAAGACAATGGGAGTTTCTCCATCCTGAATATAATGTTCAATGTAGAAAGCAGGGTTGTTTTTAATGTTCTCAGAGAAGCCCGTTCGTCTTGTGATATCCATCAGATCAAAGACTTTACCATTGATCTCATAATCCTTGACTACTGGAAACTTTGTAAAATAGGCCATGATTAATACCCTTTCCTGTGGGATTCTTTTGTTAGAATCTCAAGCTCTGTAAACTCTAGAGTCAATTCGGTAGCAAATGGAGCACCGTCGCTATGCGCTGCATATTGCCCCTCTGGACTATAATTCACGTTCATGTTCGTGAGTGCACATGTAGAGATTTTGAATAACCAATCATTCTCACCTTCACGTGTTAGAAATTGTATATCAAACTCAGAAGGAAAGATCATATAGTTTGTTTGACCACCATATTTGAATTCTGGGGCTCGGTGAAACTTAAATTCATCAACAATAGCTTTAACTGATCTTTGTTCTCTTTCATTCCTTGGAATCATTTTGAACGTAAATGAGAATGTTCTATTCTGGACACCGTTAAACAGAACTTCCATATATGGGTTGGCAATTGTTGATGTGGCTGTCTTTCTTAGAGTCTCAAAGTTCAGCGGAGTAATAGCCTGTACTGCCGATGCAGCTGTCCGAACGGCACTTTCTTTGAGAGTATTTTTGACTATGTTCCATGCATTCTTTGCATCATACCAAGAGTCAATATTCATCAAGCCATTAACCGCATCAGTTGCAGAACCAAGTATACCAAGTTCTTCTTGTCCCCAGTCTGCTGAATATGATGTCTGAACCTGAGGTGGCATATAAAGGTCAATAGATGTTGTTGTCCTGACATAATTGCCAGAGAATCTATTTGCTACAGTAGCGCCAGCTCTTTCTTTTCTGTATGTTGATGTTGCAAGAGAACCATCTTTATTACGTGCTTTCTTATATTGACCTTTGCCATCACCAAGGTATTTTGAACCCGAAGGAAGATTAATATTAAACCGCATAATATTAGCCGTGCCTTCCTGAAGTAGATTCTCTGGAAACATCAGAAGTTTCTGTGATCTTTTGCTCGTTGTTAGTTTTTCTTGTAATTGTTGAGCTTTGGTTGTAGTAGACATTACTCTGTACCTAACGTTTAATAAAACTATTTACTCTAAATCATAGCAGCTTATTAGATCATTACCATTTGATGATTTTAAAATATTTCATTTTCTGTCATGATCATGAAGGTCCATCCCTTTGATTCACAGTAAGCTCTGGCATATTTCCATTTTGCTTGATTTATTTCAAACGTGAGAGCTTCTTTTAAGAATCGCGACTTCTTTTTACCGCGTGCGGTTGGTGGCTTAGTTTCTTTCTTTGGTTTAACTTCAATGAGAGTAATTTTATTACTACCGTCTTTATCTTTAGTAACGATAAGAAAGTCTACGTAGTATCGATGATATCTGCCATCCTTCGGAGACAAATATTGTATCACGACCTCCTCGGAATTCCAACCAAGTATCGATGATGATAAATCAAAATGATTCATCACCTTCTTCTCCCAACTGGATCTGAATTCAATTTTATCTGGATCACCTAAGTACTTCTTAGGATTACGAGGTTTAAATTTACCTTGATAGTAACGTCTGGCCATTTTAAAATACACATCTGGTGACTGTATTTTAATTTATGAAGTGAAGATGAGGTGAGGTTATGTTTCCGCGAACACAACGCTAGTTTAACTAAATTCATTTCAAACATCCAATAAATTAAATTAGGAATAATATGAAAGATCGTATATACATGAACATCGCACAAGAGCTATCACACTTGAGCAAATGTCAGTTTATGAAAGTAGCAGCTATCGCTGTGGACGATAGTGGTCGGATCAAAGCTACCGGTGTTAATGGTACTGTGTCCGGTATGGTTAATTGCTGCGACATGCATTTTGATACTAGAGATGATCATAAGCTGTGGTCTGATGACTATGAACTCCATGCAGAGATGAACATGATTGAAGATCTGGCTCGCAGCGGATACATGCCATCTACGTTGACTATCTACGTGACTCACAGTCCGTGCAGAAATTGCTTGAAACATTTGGTTGGTTTAGTTAGACTGAAAGGGTTAGCACAGGTACATATTGATAAAATAGTGTATGGTGAGCTGTATCATCGATTGACAATAGACGATGTGAGTGACATGAAGAATTACTGCAGTCGTTTAGGTGTCAGGTTAGAATCTATTCAGGAGAGTGAGCGTGAGTTTCAATCGTAAACAACGAGACCGTCAGAAGACCAACAACCTCGTTGCTAAGCATGATCATAACCGTGGTGGCTTCCATGATAAATCGTATAAACAACGTCGCGGCAACATCAGAGCGGATCTATCCAAGCTGTCTACAGAAGATCCTCAACTCTGGGAAGAGATTGAAGAGGAATACAATCATGAGTAAGTCACTGTTCAAGAGCCTGATCTCTACCCTGGTTGTAGATTTTCTAGGATGGGTCACGTTGATTCTCCCGTTTGCTGCTGTATATGCAGTTGGTCCTTATCACGATGTAGCTACATGGTACACGTATATTGCCTATGCAGCTATGACTCTGTATGGTCTGCTGTACATGGGTGGTTCTATTCGATGTGAAGGTGCGGTAGCTCGTTCTGTTCTGATCGACCTCAAGCATAATGATCGCTGGTATTCTTATATTCCGGTAATGGTGGTAATTGCAGCATCTATTAATGCCTACATACATGCACACTATCTCATAGGCACCGTCATTATACTACCCATGATCATCGTGTTTATTTCTCGTCGAATTCTAACGTTCAAAGCTAACAAGGTTTAACATGAAACTTAATACCAGAACACATAAAACGAACATCACCCTGCCGGAGGTCTTTGAACTGGCTAATAAAAGTGAGAACAAAGATCATAAGATGCAAATCCTGAAATCATTTTCTCATCTCCGTCACGTGAAATGGCTCGTCAATACCATGTATAACCGCGACTTCAGTAAGATGTTCGTACCGAGGTATAAACCCAATCAATACCCTCCAGATCTATGCGGTAATATCTGGACTCAAGTTCCTCGCATTATAGCAGCCTTCAACGCCTTTGATCGTGGTGATCATGACAAATACGATCGTCAATTAACTCTAGCACTTGAAACTTTGTCCG